GCTTGAATACAACTTCCTGTGCTTCTTCAACGTCATACTCAGGTGCTACTACCTGTGCTGGAATCTGGGGGGCTTCGACTTCCACAGGCTTCTGAGTAGGCTCCGACTCCTTGAGTTTCGAGCTTCTCGATTTGCGAGAGCGTTTCTTCGAGCCACTTGGCAAGCTTACGTTTAATTGCAGATGCTTTTCTACGTTTTTGCTCAACTTCTATTCTCTTCTTTAGACCCATATGCGAGATGTATCGGTCAGTTTCTTTACTCAACCACTGCGCTACTGCTCTGTAACTATACTGCTTGAGGTGTTGTTTTGCAAGCTCTAACGCTTCTAGCTCATGCTCAACTGGCACAAGTAGCTTATCATTGTCGGGATGCACTTCATAACCAAAGGGAACCTTGATAGTAGTTCTGGCTATGACATGCCATTCTTTGTTGTGTCCTTTGGGTGGCAGAGGTAACTGCCAGAATCCCAGTTCTCTTTGAGGTATTATTCGTTTGTACCTTCTTTAGGTGGTAAATAAAAAATGCCACCACCACTGGTGACATCTACCTTGTCTACTTTACCAAGACCTGCTCTGTCAAGCACGTCCTTGGCAGCTATCATTTTTTCTTTGATACCCAACTGAGTGGGATCTTGCAAAGCGCCCATAAGCGAGACAGCAGCTTTCGGGGCAGTCCTAGCAAAGTAAGTCCTAGTTTTTTCAGCGATTTCATCTTTTAGTGCCTCCACTATAGAAGTTGTACTGGAGTTGTCGCCATACCCAGCTAACTTCTTAGCTTGTACAACGTCACCTCCAGCGTCATCAAATAATACATCCAAGAACCTTTGTTGTCTTTCAGTTAGTGTCCTTGCCATAAATTGCGTTCCTTATTTGTGATCTACCTATACCTAGATCATTTAGTTGTCTATCATCCAACATATGTAGCATTCTAAAGTCTGCACGTTTCTGTTGTCGGATTACGTGGTTATCCCACATTCTTTGTAATAATTTTTTCATGTACTTTCTCCTTGTTTGTACAAGGGTAGTTATACATAAATGTTAGCGCTGTAGTACTGCTAATATGGAATAGCCGCTATGACTTTTTTGCTTTCTTTTTCTTAGGGGCTACTCCACCTTCCCAAGCTTCATTCTCTGGAGTAGAAGGATCATCTGCCATAAGGTGACCTTTCTCATTCCTAGCTCTTTTAGGTGGTACATTTTCTATAGTAGTTTCATCTATTATTCTTAGTAAGTTAGGATCAGTACAGTAAACATTACCAAAGCGATCTTCTGCTGCTGCTTGATTACCTCTACTATCACGCACATTGCATTCCATGTCTAGTGTATATCCATGCTTTTCCAAAACATCTTTATACTTTTCGTAATACCTTGCCATTACTTCTTTCCTTTTTTCATAGGTCTTGCTGGAGGATTAGATGCACCACAAGCTACACCACCATGACCCATGTTGTTAGTCTTCTTAGCCATACCACCATACATGTAACCCATCTTCTTAGCTACTGCTGGTGCTTTTTTCTTTAGAGCTTTCATACCTTCATTCATTTGTTTTCCCATAATACCACCTTTGTTCATGTTATGATAACCTTTGCCCCCACAATGAGAACAACCTTTGCCTTTACACTTTGGACACTGCTTCTTCATTTCTTCCTCTTTATAGTTGACTCACAGGTTCGACACCAACTAAATCTCCTGTTGGTGCAGAAAATGTTTTATCTGAACTGTTGTATACTTTACCGCCAATATCTGTTTCTTCTGTAGATAACCAATTAGACGATACTTCAGAAGGAACCATACCATCAGGATACATAGCCATGTTAGCTACAAGATTATTGTCATCTACTAAAAAATATACAGTCATGTTCTTTTCTTACCTGATGCTGTTACAGACCATTTAACTTTCTTAGGTCCAGTCTTTTTTCTTGCTTCTGCTTTACTAATTCTACTAGCTACCTTTGCAGGTCTACAAGCTGGATATGGTCTGCCCTTGTCTTTCTTACCAGAGCGTCCACACTTCTTGCCTGTCTTTACATCACGCCAGTCTTCCTTGAACCACTGAGTCAGTCCACCTGTACCGTAACCTCTACGACTTTCTAGTACGTGCTTTGACCTTTGCAACTGCGCCTCCCTTGCTGTAAGTACCCCCACGTGCTTTGTAGGTTTTAACTAACCATGCTGACCCATATGCGCTGGGCCAAGTCTTGAACTTTCTCTTGGCTTCTGATTTTACTTTAGAGTATAAAGCTTTGTTCTTAGGTGTAGCCATTATGCCCTCTTAGATTTAGTACCAGCACACTTCCACTTTTTACGAGATAGACGTAGTGGGCTGTTTGGATTTCGTGCAGCTTTAGGATGCTTCTTCATTTGACCAGCGCTTCTTGCACAGTACGAATCACCTTTACCTGTTCCTGGTCTGATACGCTTGCCACCATCTTTAGCTTTACCTGATTGACCGTAGCTTACCTTTATCTTACGTCCTGTCTTAGGGTTGATAGTTGTCTTTGCAAACATCTTGCCTTTTGCTGGTTTCGCCATGTTATCCTCTACAGTGGGTTACTTGCTAGATCATCATAGGCTTTCCAAATGTCATCTACTTCTGTTTGTAGTACATCTAGCTTGTCACCTATACCGTCTGTTATAGTAGTAGCTTTATCAACTTGTGAGCGTAAGTCAAGTAAAACTTTCTGCTGCTCTAGTATCTGCTGCATGTTAGTAGCAAGTTGTGCAAGCTTTGAGTTCAATCCTCTTACATCGTTATCTATAATAGCTTGCTCTACAGTTTGTATTCTACTTGTTACCGTAGCATCTAGTGTTGTTAGCCGTTCAGTTAACTGTTGCATTTTTGCAACACTATCATCACTTAGGTTTGTTTCGACTTCTTGTAGTTCTTTTCTTATAGCCTGACTTACTGTAGTTAATTGATTTGCCGCAAATGTTTTATTTGCTGTTCGTTCTCTTGCAGTGTCGTTACTTAACTTAGTCAAGCTTTTTTGTAGTTCTGCAATTTGCTTTGCGTTGGTTGAGCCTTTTCCTAGTGCTTCTTCTACGCCACCCTCTACACCGTAAAACCTGTTGAGAGTATCATAACCAAAATATACACCACCTGAAACTGTAGATAGCACTGGCAAAGCCACAGCAACCATCCAGCCTTTGACATTAAAGCCTCCTATGCTGAACTCCATTGCCATTAGTTAGGCATAGTTCCATACTGTTCGACATACTCACCTGCTGCAAACAAGTCATCAGCAGATACCATGTCTTCTGTTAAGTAACCTTGCCAGCCAGAACCAAAGCCATCGTTATCCCAGTTAATTACAAATTCATCTATATTCTGTGTATACGTGATGGTTGTGTAGTTACCGACTACAAAGTTGTTGACAGTAGCGTAACTGTCGATACTGGCTGTTAGATCTGCGTTATTAGCAGCAGCCATAAATGCACCAGCTTGTTGTGCATAATTCTCTACTTGTGCTACAGCTTGGTTATAGGCGTCAACTTCGGCCTGATCTATGCTATACTCATCCTGACCCATCATGCCTTGCAACGCAGTTTGCTCTGGAGATGTGTCTGCTGCAGCAGCCGCTTCCATGATACCAGTGGCAGTTAGTACCTCTGTAGAAGCATCTGTTAATAAGTCTATAGCTTCACCCAAGCTATTCATTGCGCCTACATACTCTTGTGTGAACAACTCTTGTGCGTTGGTAGCAGTAGAGTAGTCGTGGTTCATTACAAGATCGTGTGCTTCTACGTAGTTGTCAAACTCACCCTGCGTAATAAGTGCGTCATTCATAGCGTCATCTACTATAGTACCACCCAACGCAGCGTAGCCAGTAGCACCCACTGTCATTGTTGCTCCGTCCGTCACTCTGTTCTTTATAGCGCCTAGAGACTCAATCAGGTAGTCAATCTTCTGCTGACCTGTCATAGTCAGGTTAAGATCCACTATCTCCAGTTCCAGCGTTGCTGGTGGCATTGGTTGAATTAGAGGTGGACTTGTTGCGTTTGCTGCTCCTGAACCTATCACTAATGGAAAGCCTAGGAGTATTATCTTCCACAACGATCTCTTCATCTTCGTATTCCTCTCCTACCCTTAACAGGGTATCCCAAAATTCTTGGTCTTCTTCATAGCCTACTACAAATGTAGCAGGATCTTCACGGTACTTGTCTATCGCTTTCTTGCCCATTAACAGTCTGCCAGTACGTGCATCGTTAATTGGACACGGAGTATTAGCTAACATCATACTCCTGAACACTGTAGAGTCTTGGCACATCACTGAGATAGCCGAAACCTGTAGTCCTAACCCACCAACCTGTTGAGGTAACCCTAGTAATCTAGCATTCTTCCTGCGATTACAGTTAGGGTCTTGCTGCATCTCACC